GGAGAATCGGATTCTGTTGCCACCTTTAATATTCCGTCTAATGCAGTCATTCCAGTATCAATCAGAGAAGAAATATTACTTCGCGCAGAATTAAAATCTCCTGTTAAATCTGTAGACTCTTTTTCTGCAACAGGTTTAACTATTGAAGTAGTTTCTTCTGGTGTAAATTCAATATTCAGTGCATCTGATATTTTTTCATTACTAGATTTCATGGATCTCCTTCGGGAGACCAAATAATACTTGACGGACCAATATCAGCGTCTCCGGTATATCCAATATCTAAAATAAAATTATTTCCAGTCAAGCCATCAAACAAATTAATGTCACTAGTTTCAATAACACCAGTAGTATTAGTTTTTGTGGGCGAGTAAATGTAACCTTTCATATTAAACTGCAACACAGAAACTATTGATCTACGCTGATCGAATGATCCTTCATAATCTTCATTAATATCTATGTCCATTAGAACAATAGGAACATCTACTCGTTGATACAATTCATTCATATTCATCGTAACAGTAAAGTCTGGAGTAAAATACGGAACAATTTGTTCAATTACTTGTAAGTTGTGTTGCATACTTCTAGAAAACACATACAGTGCAAATGTAAAATTATAAGGAGATTCTGAAAAAGCTTGTTTTCGAACATTATTAATAATTTTTGTTTTCTTTTGTAGTTTGTTTATTCTGCGCCCAGGATCGTACTGAATGTTTATTAGCTCAAATCCCATTCTCGGTAAATCCATTTGAATATGAGTTTTATCTGTTAGACCACTTTCGTTTATAATTATTTGAATAAATTTTTCTTTTGGACCAAATGATATTGGAACTCTTCTTTTTTCTGTTTGACCGTTTCTTTCAGTCATGGTATAAACAGAACTAAACAACGAACCGAATGCAATAACATGCTTTTTAATAATATCGTCAAACCCGCTTTCTAAAATCTGATTAAACATTAATAATTTCCTTCAGAAAACGGATCAATATCAGTAAAATCAAAAATGGTCATTGTAGACTGTTTCAAATCATTATTATCGTTTATATTTTTACCGGTAAACGGATCTGTTGGAATTATTCTGTCACTGGATATTCCCGCCACTCGGAAGTAATATTCTGCACCCGATACACTTCCCTTGACGGTTTGAGTTTGACTATAAGAGAAGGCACCACTAATTCCAGACAGATACAGTGCGTTCATTGTTGTGCCGTGAATAATATCTACTACTGTAGCAGTTGCTGTTGCATTTGCTAAAGTAGAACCGGGCCCGGTTACTCCTAATACTTGAAATACCAATTCGCCGTCTCTGATTTCATTTGATCCAGTAATAGGACTTCCGTGAATATACGATATAATGGCAGGAGTTTTTCTTTCTGTTTCTATGACATCTACATCGGTAACTCCAACATCGATGGTTTCTCCGTCGTATGTGAACAGTTCCAGAGTAAGAGTATATGTAGTTAATCCGCCTAATTGATAAAATGGAAATTCGTCTTCTACATAATTGATTTCAAATAAAGACTTGGAAAGAGGAAGATATATTAAATCTCCAGCACGAGGCTTGAGTATCTCTGTTCTTTTAAGTTTTATTTCTTCTTCGAATCTAGTTTTAGATAACAGTATAGTGCAACGATCTGTTATTTGTACACCAAATTTTGCGATAACGTCTCGATTTCCCTGAAACCGATCTACGTCTACTAGATAAGCTTCTATTGGATATCCTTCAGTAAATTTTGCTTCCGGATCTTCTCCGAATATGTTGTCTATATTCAAATAATCTCTAGGAATATACAGAACATCTCGACCCATTGCACGAATAGTTTCAATAGTCAATTCATTGATGAGTTTTTGTTCTCGATCAGAATCGTATGATCTGAAATACGGATTTGTCGCCATACATTATCCTATGAAGAAGTCAGAAGGTAGTTCGTGTGTTCCTCTTATCTCGTTTTCGATTAATTCTATTTCTTGTATTGCCTCTTGTTGAATTGCAGCGCCTCGAGTGGTGATTCCACCAGGCAATTGAACTCCATCAAATTTTGCCATATTCGCTCCCCATTGTCTTTTAATTAGTGCAGTAACATATTTTTTTAATAATCTGTCGTCGTATATTTCAGTGTACTTGTTTGGATCCAGTGCAGCATAGGCCTCAATAACCATAACTGCACCTGCTGATAATTCTTCCATAGTTCCGTCAATATAAATTCTGTTTTTAACTTTACTAAATCTTATGGCTTTTTCTGGAGCAAAAAATTGTTCAATTAAATTAATATATCGTTTTGTTGCGCTGTATTGAGGAAGACCTAGTGAGGATTGAGAAGCCAGTCCTCTATTGATGCCAAAATAATCTGTTAGGGCAAGTTGATATCTGATGTCAAACATATTAATGTTAGCAAAATTACTAAAACGAAACAACTTTACAACACTTACTATGGTTGTTCCATCGGGTCCGTCTCCGGTTATACCGGTAGGATTAGATAAGGTTTCTGTATCAATATATCGTTTTTGTATATTATCTTCGGTCATAGTATGACGAAAATACACCTTTTCTACTCCATCAAAGTGTCGTTCTGCAAACAACTCTAGCGCGTCGTCTACGCGATCCAGACATTGTTCGTGGTCTACATTGATGTCTATTACAGGATGACCTAATGCCCTGAGTGCGTATTTAATAATTTTGTCTTTTGAGTTAATATTTCCCATTATTGCTCCATTTTATTTATAAGGAGCTGGGCCTTCACTCGAAAAGATTTAACTCTTTGGATCTTCTGGCATCGTTACTGGAATCGAATTTAATTCTTCAAATTTCATTTTTTCAATATAGGCTCGACGAGTAACTGGTGCAACAGATTCTTCTGGTGCAGATTCTTTATAGTTAGAAAATCCAGGCATCTGAAGAGGACATACCAATTTAGGATAATCTAGTTTACTGTATTCGTCTGCAGTACCGTTTAACCAAGTAAGAGGTTTGTCTCCACATCCACATCCTCCACAAAAGAATTTTCCTGGTGTCGCACTTGTTTGTAGGTATTCACAAGCAGGTAATACTCCACCAGATTCTCTATTTCCGAAACAACTTAATACTCGTAATTGTTTTAAAGGAATGTTTACTTTTTCTTCACTGAGTCCTTTTGATGCTATTGCGCTTATAAAACTTGTTGCCATTCCAAATCCTTTTGCAATCGGATTTGAAGGCGCCACTTCTCGTTTTTTAAATTCTTGATCCATATTATAACCTTTTTGTTTTACCCAAACAGGAACACTACGAGTATTTATATCAGAAACGGGTTCAATCAAATGTTCAATTGTAATTTCTTTTACTGCCTTTTTTGACGGACAATCTGAGCCAGTGCAAGATTTTTCAGAGTTTTTATTTTTATTACAACCACATCCCATATTAATTTATTGGTATAGATCTTATAAGAAACTGAAGAGTATAAATATAATAATTCACATATACTATTTTTCTTTTTTCAAAATCAAAAGAATAAAAACTTTTTTTATTAATACTATCTAATTCTGGATATGCCCTTGTGTTTAAGGAAAACGCAGTAGACGAACGAACTACTTTTGTTTTTTCAAATATAGAATTTATAGGTGCCCTTAATTTGGGATTTGACATATATTGGTTATGAATAAATATCAATTCTCCAATAGACGGATAATACCAATCTCGAAAAAAAGATTCTACTCCAAAAATAAAATTAGTGTCTACATTAACTGGAGGACCAAATTTAGGTCCGGTAAAACTATTGTATCTGCCGTTAAAAAAAGAAGTGTCATCCGGCAGAGTTTTAAGTCCGAGCTCGACCTTTTCGTTTAGTTCAAGTGGTTTTGTATCGTAAAATGGTTTTGGATATAAAAATATTGCATAAGAATTCGAATCAGAACTAGATGAAGTGTTTATTCCATTAGAAACTGTTATTGTATTGGGAGTATATATTCCAACAAAAACAGAGTCGTATTTATTATCTCCAGGTTTTATATCAGAGAAAGAACTTATAGACTGTGCAATTGCATTCCAATTTCCACCAGAATCTTTAATAGAATTGAACATACTATCGCTTTGACAATCTTTGCCTGAAATAAAAACTCCATCACAATTTTTAGAAAGTGTAACGGAACATTCAAGGGATCTGTTTGTATCTGTTTCTACGATTTTATAACACGATCCCCATTTTAGACCGCTTTCTTGTAAAATTGAGATTTCTTTTGAAGTTAATGTCATCGAGCATTCCTTGGATCTTTATCCGAACAAGTTTCCCATTGAGTATAGTCTAGCAATAAACCAGTTATTGGATTAAAAATTTCTTTAGTAAACGGAAAATATTGACCACCTGTTGCAAAACAAGAATGATATCCTAATTCTCCTGTTCCTCCAATTCTAGTAATTCCTTTGCAACATAGGCCTTGATTTAATAGTAAACTGTAATCTACTGCCTCTCCTAATCTACTTCTAAATTGCGTCATATGTAGACCTCAAATGTAATATCTCCTATATTTATTTGAGATTGAGAAAATTCTTTTATACCTTTTGAATCGGAAGGCAACTGAGTGGAACCCACCGGAGGTGGAATGACAATACAATCCCCCGGACAGCAAAACTGGTCTCCCCATGGACTATTAACCAAGTAACAAGGTTGTTTGGTGTCGAAACATGCCGTTCCCTCCCAGCCGCAAAGAGGAAAACACTGACAGCAGTCACACAGGCCTGAATTTGGTGGCGGCGGTGGATTCGACGGCGGCGGCGGAGCCGGCGGCGGCGGACCCGGCGGTCCCGACGGTGGCGGTCCCGACGGTGGCGGTCCCGACGGTGGCGGTCCCGGCGGTCCCGACGGTGGCGGTCCCGACGGTGGCGGTCCCGACGGTGGCGGTCCCGGCGGTCCCGACGGTGGCGGTCCCGGCGGCGGACCCGGCGGCGGCGGACCCGGCGCGCAAGTATTCAATCCACAAACACTTCCTTGACCTTTCCATGTTCCACCAATATCAGCACATTCTGTTTGAGTTCTTTGTACACAATTATTTCCAGAACAACATGCTCCGTATTGATCATTACATGCATTACATTTAATATCAGCCTTCCACAGAGTAAACGATGTAGTTTCACATCCTGCAATAACCCAGAATCTTAATTGTTTATACCAAGCACTATTGGGGACAAGTTCTATATCATTTGGATTGATTGTTATTGTAGTAGATTTTGAAGTTTGACCTGTGCCAACACATCCAGTGTCGTATATAATAGACTCAGGAATTTTTACACCATCCGGATCACTATTCGTATAATATGCAGGATGATTATCTGTTTGTTTTGCAAATTGAGGATATTGTGCAGTAGTGTAATTAGTAGCAACAGGTCCTTGTAGTTTATTTTTTATATCGGCATTTGGATGATTAGTTTTGGTGATAATTAAACGATCTTTTGCAGTGTATGTTTTATAAGTTAAACAGATTTCTTTTGGTCCACTGAAGTCTAAGTCTGTTAAATCTATTTTATATTCATTAAATACAACTTGTGATCCTGTAAAAGTTATTCCTGCAGCATTACACCCAAACCCCCCAGTAGCTCCAGGATCTTCAAAACAATTACAATTAACATCTTCACACTGTTCTCCTATTCCCATAAACAATCCACCTTGTATTGCACAGTTTCTCCAAGATATAAATTCGCATTGTGTTTTTGATTTACAACATGCACCTTTAGAATCAGCAAGTGGTTCGCAGGCAAATGGTGTTGAACACGGCCATGGGTTCCATCGACCGTTTAACAAATCACATTCGGATTCTGTATGCCGATCCATACAAGTCAATCCTATACAACAACTTCCTATTGTTGGAAAACAAGGATCCCAACAAGTGAATGCGTTGCAACCAGAACCTCCAGTTTGTTCATTACTCCAAAATCTACCGCCGTATGTGTTACACTTGAACTGAGATACTCCGTCTCGACAAACTCCATTTGCACAACAAGATCCTTCTTCGTATACATCGGTTTCTTGAGCACAAGCAGCCAAACAAAATATTCCATTTTGTTTTTCACATTCCCATCGAGTAACATAGTTTTCACATGTTGTTCCGACAGTACAAGATCCTTTATCCCAACTAGAATGACAAGTAGAAGTAGTGGATCTGAATCCTTTTCCAAAAATATTTGCCAACCATGTTTTTCCTGCATCTATTGATGTTAAATTGATAATATTTTCACCACAAGAAAGAGTATTATTATTTTTAGGAAATATTATATTTTTAGGAAATTGAAAAATATAATCGTTTTCTAAAATTAAAGTTGTACTATAAACTGTTCCAGGATGCCATCCTGTTGTTCCTGTAAATCCTGTTATTTTCGCCGGAGTATGAATATAAAATACTCCGGCTTCTGTTAAGTCTAATGTTATTCCTTGTGGAGTTGAAACCTGAATTGTTTTTATTTTAGATTTCGAAAGAGTTCTACTGTTTAAACTAAAATACGCATCTTTAGTTGTTCCACTTGGTTGAGAAACATAACCTAATGTAAATCCGTTGTCTAATGTTATTCCTTTAATTTGTGAATGAGAAGTCCAATACAATAATTCGTTTTGACCAAATCCACTAGAACCAGTAGATATTTGAGTTGTGTCTATGTATATGTGATTAGAGTCCGAGCCTACAGTTAGTCCTGATCCGGATATTCCAAAAGAACGGAAAACAAAAGTGCCACCGGAAATTCCTGTAAATAAAGAAAGCTTTCCGGTTGTTGCACCAATCACCCCACTACTGTCAGAATATTTGTTTCCGTAAAATTTGCCAATAATCTTCGATGAGTGGAAAAGAGAACCGGAATACGATTTAAATTCATTTTGATTATTATCTAACGCTATAAGAGGAAAAATCTTTTTGCTTGTGTGATTCGTCGGAACGATATCAAAAAAACCCTCCCAGGTCAAATTTCTTTCGACTCCTGCTGCTGCCGTAGCATAAATGCCCCATGTATTGCCCCAACCACCGGTTCCCTGAAAAGTATTTACAAAATCACTATTTGGCCCTTTACCCATGTCCCATTGCAAAGAATCCAACCATGTTCCTTTGGATCCAGTTGCTCCACCGCATCCTGTCGCATTTATTCCTGTATTTCCTGTTGGGCCTATAGGACCTTCTGGGCCACTAGGACCCGTAAAACCTCTGATTATTATTGAACTGGATCCGATGATACTCATTACATTATTTAGATTACTTTATATTAATTAACTGGGACAATTATCGCAAGTTTGATTAAAGCCTAAGAATATTCCATCTTGCTCTTTACATTGTTGGGGAGTTATATAGTCGCATCTAAAAGGATATTGACAACAAGGACCTATAAAATAATCACAACAATCTTTTCCACTGCCACCACCGCCACCACCACCACCGCCACCACCACCGCCACCACCGCCACCACCGCCACCACCACCACCG